ATGGTTTCTCCTGTGGGATAGACGCGCTTTGGATGTAGACGTTGTGAAAGGTGATCGTGCCGGACTCGGCTAGCTTCAATTTTCCTGACCCTGTTAGCCCCCGCCCGATGGAGAGCGCGCTTTCACCTTCCGCAAGGTCTATCTCTGCTTCCGCGATGGTTGCCGGGCCGAGATTACGCGGAATAAATTTCCCATCGGACCTGATGTGAGCGTTGAGGATCATCATGTCTCCGCACGATAGCTTTCTGATAAGCCAATGTCGGAACCTGTCGATTGCGTCGGTCATGGTGTCTGCTCCTTGGTGATGGCGGCGCAATCGGCCTTTGCAAGACTTGTAAGCCTCAGCGCATACGAGCGATTGAACTTCTCTAGCTCAACCATCTGGCTAAGAAGGCGGTCGAACACAGCGACGCACCGCTCACGTTCCTCACTCCTTCCGCGCTCCTCTGCTGCGGCGAGGGCGGCGGCAATAGCGAGAATTAAAGTGCCATCTGCAACCGGTGTTTCTGGAGGATAGTTGCATCCATTTCTGTATGTCTTCCGCGCTTCCTCGATGTGTTGGGTCATGCCTCTTCTCCTTCCAGGTATTCCGCCGAATAGATATACGTCAGGCTGCGTTGCGCGCGCGTCTGAATGACGTAGCGGAGGTTTCGTTCCTGCTGGTGCTTTAAGTCAATCAGGTCATCGTCGAGGAAGAATACGTCCTTAAACTCAAGCCCCTTAGATTTGTGCCCAGTCATAAGTTTGATCGGGCCGGTGGAGCTGAAGACCTTCTTCGCCGCCGCGATGCCGCCGCCGAGCGTTTCGCCCTGACGTAGAAAGATCCTGATGCAGTCGGCGCGATCGCGGACCGAGGCCTTGTTCTTGGTCTTCGCCTCCGTCTTCTCCTGCCACGCGGCAAGCGCGATCATCGCAGCCTCTTGTGAAATTTCCGGCTTGCCGAGTTTCTCCATTACCTTCACCAAACCGGCGGCGATGTCGTTACCAATAAGCTCGGGGTAGCGGCCGGCTTTAAGGAGCCTGATGGCAGTATGGAAAAGCGGAGCGTTGTTGCGGCAGATGACCGTGGCCGAGGTTGGAAGGTCATGTGCGGACCAGGGCGAAAGCTTGGAGACAGAGCCAAGCTCGGCCGTCGGCGCCCATTGCATTGCAGGGGCACGAGAGCGGGCTTCCTCGACCACGGACTGCGGGCAGCGGAAGCACACGGTCAGGGGGAACTCGGTCATGTTGAAGTCCTGAGCGAGCAAGTCCATCGACTCCTCATGCGCGCCGCGAAAGCCGTAGATGGACTGGCACCGGTCGCCGACTGCAATAATGCGCTGCTTGTCCGGAGCCTTGATAAGGCGGCGAAGCATCAGGTGGTTGAGGGCCGAAAGGTCCTGCGCCTCGTCCACGCCGATGACGCGGAAGACAGGGAAGCTGGCGCGAAAGACCGTCGGCAGGAGAAGCTGGTCGGCGAAGTCAATCTCCCCCTTGAAGCCGAGCTCGATGGAACGCAAGCTGACCGTGATGATGGCGGCGCGTTCGTAGTCCTCGAACTCATCTTCGCAGTGGGCGAAGAACTCTTCGTCGTCCATGAGGCGCAAAGAGGACTGAGCTTTGTCGTGCGCGTTGGGGATCCAGCCGCACGTCTTGCCGAACTGGACGGCCTTCTTCAGGGTGTTGAGGTTCTCGCGAAGCGCGGCCTGAAGGTCGAGGTCCTGGGCACGGTCGATGTAGTCACGGAGAAGCTGGTAGATTTTGTCGTCGTTCAGCTTCAGGTGTTTGCCAAGGTAGTCCTTCCAGACGCCGTGACCGAGACCGTTGAGGGTTTTGACTTCGCAGGTAGAAGGAAGGCGCTCCTTCATTTCAACCTGGATGCGCTTGTTGAAGGCGAGGAAGAGCATGGACGTGCCGGCGAGAGCCTCGGCGATGCGAACGAGGGTAGAAGTTTTCGCCGCGCCGGCCAGGGCCGAAACGATGAGGTTGTCACGGGATGAGGCGACGAAGGAAAGAATGGCGGACTGCTCGGCGGTAGGGGGAAAGGGGGTCATTCGGAGGGCTCCTTGTGGTAGGGAAATTCTGTGAGGGCACGGCCAGTGTAGCCGTAGCTGAGAACGTCGTGGCCTTGCACGATGAGGGTGGTACAAAAGATGTCTTTGCACCTGTCCCACCAGTAGGCGTAGCCGTTGACCTCGTAGTGGAGAACCTCGGAGAGGGGTGTAAGAGACTCTTCCACGAGGCGGAAGAAATATACGCCGTCAACCTCGTGGGCATCGCCGTAGGCATAGACGCCCTGCGGGATGATGTAGATGTGGCAGCCGGTTTTGACGCAGGTCATAGCACGGACCCCTCTGGTAAGCGGCGGAGAATATCGGGGAGGTTTTCCGCGCAACGGAAGTACCCCTCGCCGTCGCCAGCGAAGAAAATCTTGCAGCCGTTAAGCTGGTCTTGAATTAACGACTGCTGAATGGTTGAGATAGTGGCGACGTTGAAGAGCTGTGTGCGGTAGCCGCCGTGTTCGGTGAGCTTGAGAAAGATGGGCATCAGGCCTTCTCCCCATAGTGATGCTCGTAAAGCCCTTCGAGGACGCGCTTCACGCCATCAAAGCCCTCGCAAGCGAAAGCCTTCATAGTATCAGTTTGCGAGTACCATTGGCCATCGCAGACACAGGCACGACCTTCGAGCCAATCGCATTTTTCAACCATTGGCGACTCGGTATCGGAGGCGGTGCGCTCGTTGAGTTCACTGTGGGCAAAGATGCCCATTGAATTTGCGTGGGAAAGATTGACGCCTTCGCAGGTTGGCCCGTAGCTTTCACGCGAAGGCCAGGAGCCTAGTGGTGATATGCCTGTATGAATGTGTGCAACGATGGCGCCTTGCTTGCCGCGAAGGGTGAAGTTAAGCTCGGCGCCGTGCTGGCCATGCTTTTCAGTATTGTAGCCGGGTGTGGAGGTGACACGAAAGTCGGCCATGCTAGTTTCCTTTCTGCCGAAGCCGCGCTTCAACCTGGCGCGTGACCGCTTCCAGTTCGAGCCGGGCGTTGTGGAGCATCTGGGCCTCGCCGGGGAGAAGGTCCGGCGAAGCTGCGAGGGCGATGATGTGGTTGCAAGCGCGAACGAGCTGGCCGTAGATGGCCCAGCGTCGGAAGTTGTTGGGGCGAGCCATCAGAGGGACTCCTCACTAATGGCTTCGCCAAAAGTTACCTGACGAAGATTGTACCACATATATTCGTAGTTTCGGCGTCCACGGTCGGCTAGTACGTCAGCCGCCCGGCCCTCGTCGTTCAGAACTTTGGTAAGCTCTTCCAGCGTAGGGCGTTTTGCGAATACGGCATGGGTGTAGGCGCCATGCTGGTCGTAGTCGTTGAAAGAGGCTTGAAGAAGCCAAACAGTGTTCTTCATCAGAGGGACTCCGTATATTCGAGGCCGCGCTTGGCTTCGGCCCGGATTTCGTAGACGAGCAGGTCCTTGCCTGTGCCGGCGATCCAGGCGTTGCAAACCTGCAGCGCATGGTCGATGGTGAAGGCGGAAACGGTAAGGCCAGGCTCAATAGGCTCGGCCGAGATGTCCATAAGCTGGATGAAGAATTTGCGTTTGTGCATGGGAGGGCTCCTTAGAAGGGGATTTCGTCGTTGAGGTCCTGGGCGAAAGCGGTCCGCCCAACAGCTTCCCCGCCGATGGGCTGAAAAGTCACGGCATTACTCGCCAGCTTCTTCGCCATTTCTTCCAGCGGGTTGATGAGGGACTCGTCCATGTCGATGGACTTGCCGAACTCGGCGGCGCGGGTGACGAGCTTGTAGAACTCGGCCCGCTCGCGGTCGGCCTTCGCCGGAATGGAACTGATGTGAGAATGGATCTTGGTCAGGCACTCGGCGATTGAGCCGCAAGCCGAGAAAGAAATCGGATCGGCTTTGGGGCTCGTGCGGTAGGCGATGCTGATGTAGTCGTCGAGCATTGCGTGGCTGTAGATGATCGAGCTTGTAAAAATGTTGCAGCACTGCTTTTCTTCAAGCCGTTCTTCGAGGCGGTCGAGGGCGTTCTTCAATTCCTGTTCCATCGCTGGGTTCCTTTCGAGGTTGCGAAGACTTACGATTATAGCGGGACTGGGGGCTGGTGTCAAGCCCGCCCCCGTCCTGACGTTAAAGACTAATATCGTCGAGGTTGATAGGGAAGGAGAGGTCCAACGCAGGTGCGGCGGGCCGATCTTCCATCCGGCGCTGGATTGCGGCGAGGTCTGCCCGGAGGGCTTCGACGGCGCGCGTTGCGGCGACCTGAGGGTCCGGGTCAGCCGCGGAACAGAAGCAAAAGCTTTCCCACGGATCGGACTGGAGAAGCTTCACGCCGACACGCCAGGTGGCATGGGCTTCGCCTTTCCAGCCTCCTTCACGGGAGAGAGAGCAAAGCTGAATGTCGTTGGGGACCTCGATTTCAATTTTCATCAGAGGAATCCTTGATGGCCATGAGGATTTTCCAGTTGGCCGGATCGCCTTTGACCTGGGGCCAATGGGCGCGGGCCACTTCGAGAGGGATTGGACCTTCTTCAGTGGCCTTCACCGTGAGGACTTCGAGCAGGTGCCACCAGCCGGTGCCGTCATGGTGGGCGAGGTAGTAGGTGGAGGTCATCGCGCCATCTCCATAATTTCTTCTGGTGTTTCGAGGACACTGACGCCGACCACTTCTTCCGCAAAGGCGGCGGCAAAAGCGATGCCGGTGACAGTTACGAAAGTGTTGTAGTAAGCGCCATTGGCGGCACGTTCGCGCCGGGCCTGGTGTTGGCTCATATGCGCAATAAGCTCTGGATTGACCCACAGTGGCTCTGTGCGAAAGGTCTCGCCGGCAGCTGGGCTTTTATACCCAGTTAGTTTTACGAACTTTGTCATTTCGTACTCCCTTTTACGGTAAATCGCTTCAAGCACTCGGGGCAAAAAGCGAAGGTTTCAGAGGTGACGTGACGGCCGCAGACCGTACCGTCTGGTAGAATCGTCGCACATTCCCAGTTCTCGCGAAGAAGATACGGAACATGGAGGTGCGGGCTAGTCGAGGTCAAGTCCGGCGTTTCGAGCGAACTGTCGAATGGTATCTTCGAGGTCGTCGAGAGGCGCTGCCGTCGAGTTTTTGGAGTGGTCGTAGGAAAGTTCAACTGGGCCTCCTTCGGGCGTGGTGATTTCGGCCAGGAAGTCTGCCTGGCGAACGGTAAGATGGATGACACAGGGGTCCTTCGGATCGATCCGAGCTACTATGTCGTCGTAGGGGGAAGGCGGGACCTGGCCGGCGGGAAGATTTCCGATCCGCTCGCGCTCGTGGTTCCGCCAAATGCGGAGCCAGTTGTAGATACGGGATTTGAAAGTCGTGGCTCGAGAGGGCTTCGGAAGTCGGAAGCTGAAACCGCCGTCGGCCACGGCCTTGTCGAGGACGAGCTTGACGTCGGAGTAAGCGTTGAGGGAACGGGAGGATGGCACTGGTTAGACCTCCGAAAGGGAAAGAGGGACGATGAGAAGGTCGGAACGGGAGCGGCCTTGGTCGTCGTAAACTGTATAAACACGGATACACTCGCGCGGGCCGAGTGGTGAGCTTTCTCGCCACTCTTCCTTGACGGAGGCGCAGCCTTTGGCCCACATTTCCACAAACTTCTGCGCGGCCATCTTTGTTTTAAATAGCCTGGGCGGAAGGTTGTCGGCCTCGCCCTCCCAATACGTGCCGCCTTTTTGCCAGGCCGCGGAAAGGAAGGCCTGGGTTTCCTTGTGCCTGATTGCGTAGTAGATCATTCGAGGCCTCCAGACGCTTCGAGGGCCTTAGCCCGCTGGTGGATGACGACGCCGGAAAGGAGGGCAAGAAGCCCTCCGAAACCGAGTACGATGGAAAGGATGATGGTGGCGCAGGGCATTAGGCAATACTCCATTCATAGTCTTCGACAGTCATGACGGATTCGTTTCCATCATACTCGTCGATGCGGTAGCGTGTGCCGACTGGAACGTCGGCGATACAAAGCTCAGCAAAACGTCCATTGGCAGCCGTTCCAAGCTCTTCGACAACTTTGACGAGAACAGGGTCTGTTCGATTGATGTCACGGTCGGACCAATGTTTGGTGTAAGCCTCGTCAAGGTACCAGCTAGAGAAATGGTCGCCGAGGCCCTTAAAGCGGTCGTCAACTCGCTGGTAAAGAGTAATGCCTTTTAGCTCAGCGTAGCGGAGAATAGCCGTCTTGCTGAGGGAAAAGCCGCCGTAGCAGGAATTGTAAACGATCTTAGTCATCAGTTCATCGCCTTCTTGTTGAGTTCCAGCTTCTTGCGCTCGACAAATTCTTCGAGGGCGAAGTTGTGGTTGAGGCCGCGATTGTCGCGGAAGATTTCTTCCACTGCGAAGACGAGGTCCTCGTTGCAGAGGCCAAGGGCGCGGCCATGCTCCTTGTCCCGCTCGATGGCACGAAGCTTTGCCCTTTCTACGAGGGACGCTGCCATGGCGCCGCTGACGATGTCGGAAAGGCAGAAGTGCAGGGCGCGGTGTTGGGAAATCTCCGGCCCTTCCTCGGTCATGCGAAAGCCCACCGCGGCGAGGTCCTGGAGGACATGCTGCGGATGAAAGAGGGCCTCGGCGGCGGTCACGGCCAGGTCCTCACGACGCGAAGACGGATGGACAGGGAGGGAAGATACGAGGGCCTGAACAATGTCGATGACTTGCTCGTAGCCAGGGCGCTCGACCTTGATCTTCCTGCCGATACGGCCGTCACGGAGCAAGGCCTCATCGATGTGGTCTGGCCGATTGGAGGCGAGGATGATGAAGGCGCCGAGACTGTCCATGCCGTCGAGTTCGGTCAGGAACTGTGCCACGGCACCTTCGTTCACAGCGTGGCCGGTGCCGCGTGGAATAAGGAAGCTGTCGGCCTCGTCCATGAAGATGAGGAGTTGCTTCTTGTAGTGCTCGGCGTACTTCCGGGCATAGCTGAAGATGGCGCGGATACGCTCCTCCGTTTCGCCGTACCACTTCGACTCGAGTTCCGGGCCGTTGATGAGGAGGTAGTGCGGGGCGTCGAGGGCCGTGGCGGCTGCTTTGGCTAACATCGTCTTGCCGCAGCCGGGTGGGCCGTAGAGCAGTACGCCCTTCGGGGGAAGGGTGCCGTAAGCTCGGAAAAGATCGGCGTGCTGCACCGTGTCCTCGATGGCGAGGCGGAGGGCTCGCTTGGCCTCGGTGTTGCCGATGATGGCGTCCCAGGTAACGTCGGAGCGCGTTTCATGAAGCCACTGCTTGACAGCGGAGGCGCCAGGAGTGGAAGGGGCGAAAGGGTCAGGGGCATCTGTGAACCTGACGCCAATTGTTTTTTGCTTGACCAAATTGTCTAAGACTTTCCTCATATAGTCGGAAGTCAGATCGTCGTTAAACTTGCTCATCTTTTGTTTTCCTTTCGGGTCGTAGGGGGAACGTGGTTTGTTTGGCGGTTCACGCCTGGCCATTGCCACGCTCCATTTCAGCCGTCTTGCGGAGGGCCAGGATGATATTTTCGAGGCCGACGTCGAAGCGTTCCGGCTTAAAGCTGGCGCCGGCAATAGAGCCGAGGGTGGAAGTAAGAGCGGCGAGAAGCTCAGGCGTGGGGACGCCTATTTCAGCCGCAAGACTGCAGCTGGCTTCCAGAATATCACAGGCGGTGTCGTATTTTTCACGGTCAAGCATAGGAGGGCTCCTTAGAGTTTCAGGTCAGAGAGGATGGAAAAGTCGATTTCGACCTCGAGGTCCGGCGCGGCCTTGAACTTCTTAGGGCCGGGCCGGAATGCGGCGAGAAGGGCCTGAATGTCGGACTGAACCGGACGCGAGGCGGAACCGATAGCGGGGGTTTCGCCAGCGGAATATCGGGTGAGGGTCTCACGAATGAGGCGAAGGCCCTCAACGGTGCAAGGGACCTCTACGGTATGGCCGCCGCTGGCAGTGGCAGGGGCCGGAATAAAGAGGGCAAGCTCGCCGGAAGAGGCCAGAGATATGCGGAGTTGGCGAGAGGTCATCTTAGCCTCCATATCCGACGAGGGCGAAAAGGGCCAGGCCGATGATGCCGAGGACCGCTGTGGCGCGGGTCGTTTCAACGACAAGCTGGATGATGTAATCTTTCATTTCGAGGTTCCTTTCTTTTCCAGCTCGATAAGCCGGTCGATTACCTCGCCGATGTCTTCGAGGCCAGTTTCGTCCTTGAACGAAATGTAGCTGTTGTCGCAGCCCATATCGTCGCCGGCAGGTGAATAGGCCAGATAGCTTTTTACCTGTTCATAGGCGCCGGCTGAAATGAGTGCTGCGATTTCGCACAGCCGCCCAGAGGTGAAATCGGCCAAAGCCTTTTCCTGTTCCTGGGCCAGTGTTTCGGGCCTGACCGCCAGTATGTTTTTCAAGTCCATTTCGAGGTTCCTTTCTTGGTTGAGGCATTTCCAACTCGGGCGAAGCCCGCCCGAGGCAGAAAGGTCTCACGGCGCCAGCGCGGCCCACTTGGTGATGAAGGCGAGGCGGCGGGGATTGGCGTAGAGGCGGTCGTTGGTGGCGGCGGCGTTGTAGCTCCACCAGCGGGCCTCAAGGTCTGCGCCGGACTCGAAGGGGAATGTACCATTTCCAAACTCGTTCATGAAGAGGCCGGAAAGCTGGTTTTGAAGGGCCTGGCTCTCGTGGTGATTACGGCCCCCGCCGGCCCACTGGTAGATGTTTTCGCAAAGACCGAAGTCGCGGTCAAACCAGTCCGAGGCGGGCTTTGCAAGTTCCGCCTGAAGGGCTTTGCAAAACCGTGCCAGCTCGAGTTCAAATTCCGTCATTCCCCTTCCTCCACTTTTTCAAAAATTCCATGGGAGCTGCCCTGCCACAAAACGCACAAGCGAGTGCCGCCGTCGTCGAGCATTTCAAAAAGCTCGCCATCATCAACGAGCACCTCGTATTCTTTCCCGACTGTAAGGTAGGGTAGATCATGCGCCGACACAAGCGGGTAGTACTTTACACATCTCGCTTTCATTTCGCGCCTCCTTGGATCGAGACCTGGGGCAGAGAAACCGGCTTCGCGGGCCTGGCATAGATGCGGGCGAGGAGAAGGGTGGAATAGGTCATAGCGAGGTTCCTTTCACGTTCGGCCTGGCTCATCAGCACAGGTAGGCCGGGGTTCCTGTGGACGCGGGAGGGACGTGGGACTAGTTACGCCCTGACTAGTTACGCCTCCGCCTCCCGCGTTTCGCCTAGCTAATCTTATCCTCCATAATGTCGGCGAGGCGGGAAGAGTAGCCAAGAATTCCGTTCCAGTGGCAGTAGACATCAAGCCGATCCCGCGGCGTGGCCTCGACGATTGCGAGCCGTGCCCCTTCCGGAGTGCCGGCGCGGCCAATGCCGATGAAAGCCTCGATCAGATCGTCGGCCACTCTCAGGGCGGGCTGCGAAGCTTCGCGGCGCTTCAGGGCTTCCAGCACCTCGCCGAGCCATTCGCGGTCGGCCTCAGTCAGAGGAAGCTCGCCGGTGGCCCGATCGGCCCAGTGGTCATGGCCTTGTGGCGACTGGTTGAAAATGAAAGCGGACCAGAGCCAAGCGGGCGAAGTCTGTTCAAGATCGGCCTGAAAGTCTTCGGCCGTTTGCGCGATATTCATTTCGCGGAGTTGCGTTTCCGTAATCTCGGTCATTTCTTTCGTTCCTTTCAGTGGGGTTTAGAGCACTCTTGCGGCTCAGGGCGGGAGACTAGTTACGCCTCCCGCCCCAGTCTTACGCTACTTAAAATTCGTCAACCTTGGCCATGAAAGCCGCGACGTGACGGAGGGCCTTGATAAAGTCAGGCCCCATGTGGTTTGCCACATCAAGCCAGTAAGCTTTGTTTGCGAAGTTCATGGTCAGGTCCGGCAAAGCGTTCATCAACAGTTGCGCGGTGATGTTCGCCGGAAGCGCCTCTGTGAGCAATTCCGGCAAATCTCCCTCTTGGCGCTTGCAAGCCCCTTCGAGGTTTGCAATTGCGGCGCGGGCGATTTCAAGATCTTTTGCGAAGTCAGTCATTTTGGAAATCCCTTTCCATTTCGGCCTCGGTTTCAACGGGCCGTGCCACGGTTCAGGTGGCGGGTTTAAGTTTCGTTTCAGGCGGCGTTGCTCGCGAGCCGGTGCCGCCTGATCTTTCCGGCCAAACTGTTACATGGTGAAGTCCTTTCGAGGGCGATGGCCGTGGGGCCGTGCCATTTCTTTCGATTGCCCGTCAATTATAGCAAAACTCCGGACCGGCTTCAAGCCATATCTTCGAGGAAGTTTGCCCATAAGTATGTGCCTTTCTGGTCCCGTTGATTGGTGGCGCAAGTATGTGTAGGATTGACCTACATTGTATTTTAACTTGCACCCTCTCACTCTCCCGTGGCCGACGGGACCAGCCCGGAGGCAGGGGACCAGCTCTGTCAGTTTCTGTTGGGGCCATCTCTGAGCCTCCGAGCCACCCCCCCCCCTCTTACTGTATTTAAAAAAAAAAAAAAAAAAAAAAAAAACTCAAGAAAGAGCGCGGCGGAAGGGAACTGAAAGTATACTACCTAATTTTGAGAGGGGGTCGGGCGAAAGAGCAAGTCCGAGGCCTGTGGTACGGATCGGACGGAAACGGGAGGGCGGGGGCTGGCTATGACAGAAACTGACGGGACCAGCCCCACGCCTCCGGACCAGCCCCGCCGATAGTAGGAAGGGAGAGAAGGTGTCGATTGATACAATGTAGGGGAACCCTACACCAACTTGCGGGATGGACTTTCGGAAAGGACTCCATGCGCGGGTGCGGGATAGATATAAAGCATGGGCGGCCAAATGGCCCGCCATTCCGCCACCGTTGGCCCGTGGCGCGCTTGCGGGGATTTTCCGTGTCACCATGGCCGGACGGCATGGCGCGGCCCACGGATGGCCCGGAAAAGAAAAGGGGCAAGCCCAAAGACTCGCCCTTTCATTCTGCCTTGCCGTCCGGCTTATTCGTGCCGCCATGCGTCCGAGTCTTTCGGAATAACATCATACGGCGGGCGCGTGTCATACATGCCAAGGGGGACTGGCCCGACAACATAGAAAACCCTGCCGTCGTCATCCGTGATTTCGGCCTTGATTGGATAAGTCACAATTTGCCCATAGGCGTTATGGTAAGAAAGCTTTTTCATCGTCGTTCCCTTTCAAAAGTTTGGGCGCGGGAGACAATTCCCTCGCGCCCATTCGTTCAAATCGTCAAGTCGAGACCTTCCGCAAGCTTTGCCCGTTCCGCCGCCTCGGCCTTGCGCCGTGCCAATTCTGCCTCGGCCTTCTCTTCAAAGGCCTTCGGGTTGCGGGCAATGACCGAGTCGAGGATCTTTTCGCGATCAGCCGTTTCCGCATCCGTGATCTTGGCCTTGTAGACCTCCTTCGATTGCGTCTCTTTCAACAGGGCCTGTGCAAATTGGCGCATGATCTTGGTCAACTCGTCCACGCCAGAGCCGACACGACGCGCCGACGTGACGCCTTCATAGTACCCCGCGATCATTTCTTCAACTTTCGCGTGCTTGTCAGCCGTCGTCTTATCACTCCCGCCCGTCGCGTCATTGAACCGGCGCTGCGTGCCGTAGCGGAGCAGGTCAAGCAGGGCATTGTCCGGGAGCTTCGCCGGATCAATCGTGAAGACTTTCCCCGCGACAGTCGTTTCAAGCATTGCGCCGCGCAGCGCCTCTGCTACCATTTTGCCAATCGTAGTCATGTTCGTTCCTTTCGTCATGGGCGATATTGCCCGGACATGGCAGAGTCTCCCCCTGCCATAGCCGTGAAATATCATGCGCCGTGGTAAATGGCAATTGACCGGAGGCATTGCCTCGGACCAACGCCGTGAGCTTGCACACATTGACCAGTCCCAACATGGGCGAGCCAGTCCTTATTCCCATGCAATCGCGAAGGCCGCTGGATAGTCCCGCATGGTTCCCCAAACGAGTCATAAGCCGTGAAGAATACGGAGTCCGAACGGACTTCCACCGTAAACCCCTTGTATTCAATAACCTTTATGTCCGCCATAACCAAGCTCCTTTCGTTGTTCGATGCCCCTTACATAAGCGAGTCGCGGGGCCATGTCAAGGCCAGCACGCAAACTTTTTTATTCCCCATTCTCCCGCCACCTGCGCGCTACCTTACCCACCCACCCCCTGCGCGGCTTTTTCTTCTCCTAAGCTAGGGGGCCTTTCGCCGGTACCCCCAGGGGGCCGCGGTTATGCACCCCCCTCGCGAATTTTGTGAGCATTTTACCTGGAACCAGCTCCCACCCTGAAAACAGAAAAGAAGACCTGCCCTCCGAGCTGGCCCCTTGCTTCCCGGCCCGCGCCGAGCTATACTGACCCAAATTCCAAAACCTCTTAGGAGCCCCTCATGGACCTAGACCTCGACATCGCGCCGCGCACGCGGGGCAGGGCCGCCAAGCAGATCGCGGCTTTTCATGACCGAGACCTCGGACCCGCAGACCTCGCCACCCTTTCCTCGGAGCGTGGGACTCGGCCCTCCGCCCTCGTCAAAATCCGTGACCGCCACCACCTGCTCGCACGCCTTATTGCCGCAGGTCAGACGGTGCAGGCCTGTGCCGCCGTGACTGGCTACACAGTTTCGCGCATCTCCATTCTGAAGGACGATCCGGCCTTTGAGGAACTTATCGGCTTCTACAAGGACCAGGTCGATGAGAAGTATTTCGACATGCACGAGCAGCTGGCCGGCCTCTCAGCCGATGCCCTGGCCGAACTTCGTGACAGGCTGGAAGACGAGCCCGATGCTTTCTCCACGGGCCAGCTCCTCGACATCCTGACAAAGACCGCCGACCGCGTAGGCTTCGGACCTTCCGCCAAGACCGAGGTCTCCGTTAACATCGGCATCGCCTCGCGCATGGACGCCGCCCGCCAGCGGATGAAGACGATCAACGCCATGCCGGAGCTCGATATCGAATGAGCGATCCCCTCAACGACGAGCTTCTGTCCCTTCTGGCCTACTACTCCGACAAGCCAGACGAGTTCGTCCTGTGGGCTTTTCCATGGGGCGAGCCTGGGACCGAACTCGCCAAGTTCCCGGCGCCGGACCCATGGCAGCTGGAACTACTCCGCGACATTCGCGAGGGGCTTATCTCGATCGACCAGGCTATTCAGCTCGCCCGCACCTCTGGCCACGGCATCGGCAAGTCAGCCCTCGTCGCTATGCTCATCTGGTGGGCCGTCTCCACCATGCCCGACACCAAGGGCGTCGTCACGGCCAATACCGAAAACCAGCTCAAGACAAAAACCTGGGTCGAGGTGGCAAAGTGGCATCGCCTTTTCATCGGCAGGCACTTGTTCAAGTTCACCGCCACGGCCATTTTCTCGGCGGACCCAGAGCACGAAAAGACCTGGCGCATCGACATGGTCCCTTGGTCTGAGCGTAACACCGAAGCTTTCGCAGGTATGCACAACCAGGGCCGCCGCATCCTCGTCGTGTTTGACGAAGCCTCGGCCATTCCTGACGTTATCTGGGAAGTTACCGAGGGCGCCCTTACCGACGAAAACACCGAGATCATTTGGTGCGTTTTTGGTAACCCAACTCGGAACAAGGGCCGCTTCTACGAGTGCTTCGACAGGGGCAAGTTCGCCCATCGCTGGCGTAGCCGCAAGATTGACTCCCGCTCGGTCGCCATCACGAACAAGTCCCAGCTCCAGCGTTGGGTCGATGACTACGGCGAGGACTCCGACTTCGTGCGCGTTCGTGTCCGAGGTGAATTTCCCGGCATCGACATCGAGTCCTTCATTTCGATCAACGACGCCCGAGCCTCAGCCGAGCGGCCCCATGCCAACGACAATAACCCCTGGCCCGTTGTCCTCGGCGTTGACGTGGCTCGCTTCGGCGACGACTACTCAGTCATCTATCCGCGCCAGGGCCACGACGCTCGCTCGCGGGAGCCTGAAATTTATGCCAAGCTCGACAACGTCCAGCTCGCCCGCAAGATCGTAGTCGCCATGGACCGTTATCAGGCCTCGGTTGTTTTCGTTGACGAGACCGGCATGGGCGGCGGCGTCGTTGACATACTGCGCCACATGTCCATCAACGTAGTGGCGGTTAACTTTTCCGCGCAACCCGACGGCGTCAATTCCGAGTCCGGCGTCAAGTACGCCAACAAGCGGGCTGAAATCTGGGGCGCCATGCGTGACTGGCTCCGCACCGGCCTCATCCACCCTTTCGAGGTGCCCGGTTCCGACCGCACCCTCGTTGATGAAATCTCTGACCCCCAGTACGGCTTCAACGGCCGCGATGCCATCCAGCTGGAAAAGAAAGAAGACATGCGCCGCCGCGGTGTGCCGAGCCCTAACATCGCCGACGCCCTCGCTTGCACGTTCGCTTTCCCAATGCTCGCGCCTCCGGTCGATCCCTTTGGAAAGCCTCTGCAAGAAAAAGCCGTGCAGTATGACGATTACAATCCCTACCAAACAGGAGTCTACCAATGAGCTTCGCCCCCAAAATTGAAAAAGCCCCCAAGCCGGCCTACGCCGCAACCACTGCCGATGCCAACGCTGATACCTCTGCTGGCGGGATGCAGGGAACTCTCCTCGCCCGCAGCCTTCCTTCCTTCACCGTTTCGGGCCTGACCTCCACCGCCCGTTCTGGCCGTAAGTCTCTTCTCGGGAGCGCATAATGCCTAAGAAAATTAGCGCCGAGGCGCATGGAAAAATCAAGGCCATGCTCGCAAGCATGGACACAGAATGGAACGACTGGAAGCCGCACTACAAGCTTCTGGCCGACTACCTTCTGCCCCGGCGCTATAACTGGCTTTGCAGCCCTACCGAACGCCGCTCGAGGATGACCAAGAACCCCAACATCCTCGATGCGACTGGCACGACTGCAGCACGCATTCTCGCGGCCGGCCTCATGAACGGCATCACTTCTCCCAGCCGTCCGTGGTTCAAGCTTCGCACAGGGGACATGGCACTCGACGCCGACCTCATCGTGCAGCGTTGGCTTGACGAGGTCCAGCGTCGTATGCTTCGCATCATGGCCGACTCGAACTTCTACAACGCCATGGCCGTCATGTACCTCGACCTCGTCGTATTCGGCACCGCCACCATGATCGTCTACGAAGACTTCGAGACCGTTGTGCGCTGCTACAACCCAGCCTGCGGTGAATATACGCTGGCCCAAAACGACGCCCTCAAGATCGACACATTCGCCCGCAAGTTCGACTACACACTTCGCCAGGTCGTTCAGCGTTGGGGCGAAGAAGCTTTGTCAGAGGTCCACAGGGCCAAGTACAAGCTCGGCGGCGCGCACCTCTCCCACACCATTACCATTCGCCACCTCATCGAGCCCAATCGGCCTGACACCGGCATTCCCTCGAAGTTTAAGTTCCGCGAAGTCTACTGGGCAGAAGGCGCCCCGGCCGGCGAGCTTCTCGACCATCGCGGCTACAACGAGTTCCCGGTTCTCGCGGCTCGCTGGGAAACCACGGGCAATGACCCCTATGGCACCTGCCCTTCTATGGATGCCCTCGGCGACATCATCCAGCTTCAGCATGAAACGAAGAAGAAGGGCCAGGGCCTCGACAAGCTCGTCGATCCTCCGGTCATCGCCGACATTCAGTTGCGAGGCAAGCCCAACGCCCTTCTCCCTCGCGGCGTTACCTACGTCGCAGGTGTTAATAATGTCGGCGTGAAGGCCGCCTATCAGGTTCAGATCCCTCTGGCCGAGCTTTCCGCCGACATCCAAGACGTTCGCACTCGCATCCGCGAAATCTTCCACAACGATCTCTTCAAGATGATCTCGCAGCTTGAGACCGTGCGAAGTGCAACTGAGATCGATGCACGGCGTGAAGAAAAGCTCGTCTTGCTTGCGGCCGTTTTGGAGCGCTTCCAGAACGAAGCCCTCGACCCCGTCGTCAATCGCTACTTCCAAATCATGCTCCGCGCAGGGCTTCTGCCGGAAATTCCTGAACAGTTGA